ATAAACTAAAGGGCACGCAACAAATCCGTGCAACGAAAAATCGTCAGCTGCAGAAACGAATACTGCGAGTTGACCGTCGCGCACTGCCGCGTTAGTGTTGGTAATCGATGAATAAATCGATATACCTTGATTGTGATTAAGTGAATTATCACCTATTCTACATGGAGCAAACCTTCGAGCAGAATGATATGGTATTTCTATATCAGAGTGCATGCGAAGACCATCGTTAGATGCTCCAATAGCCATTCCGGCGGCTCCACTATTAGGAGCTCCCGTTATGAACTTTTTTGACCCATCACTAGAGCTAGCAAATGGGGCATATGGGTTTTGCAAGAATGCATAATTGGTTGCGGTTGTGTTACGAACCACTTTTAAATTTGTAAAATTTATTCCCGACATGGATTGATCGCGTAAACGCCAACGAACACCCCCACGCCTGGCGAAATACAATGAAGAAAACCACGTCAAAGGAGTTTGATAAACGTAATTATAAGGCAAATTCCCAGCTAAATGCATGGCACCAGGAGCTTTACCTCTATGAAGGGGGAAAGCAGAAAAATTTGTGCGGTATACAAGTGATCCCGCTCCAGGAACAGATGGAAAAGCTATAGCCATGTAACTAGTATAACGTTTAAGAAGATACCGCAAACTAGTGACAGGATCACCATGATGAACCATTGGAGCTTTATCCACGCGCGATATGTACCTCCCAAAAACGGCGTTAGGAGGTAATCGCTTAGCCAAATGCTCTTCCAATTCCATGTTTCCACTCTGAGGGAACAAAGAATAATTGTCAATTGTGTCAATTGGATCATAAGCCTCAAAGTCAGGACCTGCCGAAACGAACATCAACACATCTGCAACTGTGGTAGCAGCGTTAGAACAAGTCAACTCATTTACGACCGACAAGGCAACATGTCCATTACTATCTAATGGATTAAAAACCACAGGACCAGAGCCGTAAATAGTAGCGACACCATCCAAACCTGGACGCAAAGCACGTAAGTAGGGTATATGTGACATATATCCAACATCAATTATTGCTTCATGAGATTCAGCCAAATCCCATATGTAAGTGTATGCCGTGTTGTACTCTATAGGCGTTACAGCACTAGCAGCAATACCATTAGGATCGAATGTTATGCGCAACCTACCTTTGTGAAAAGCAGAAGCCACAGCAACAAAACGAAAGCGGAGAGACCCCCTCCACTGTCTGAAAGCTTGTAAAGAATAAGCCAATGGAGTCATTGCTATTTGTTGGGC